GACCGGAATCGATCCAAGGAAATTTGGGAAATTGCCGGAAGGAATAATATTCCGCATGACATCGTACATAAAGCGATTTATGAGGATGTTTCCAGCGTTGCCGATTTTCGAGGGATCGCCCTTGATTATAGGGAAAAGGAAGGAATGCGCGTACAGGCATTGGAAGATACAACCATGGGCTTGACCGATTCAGAAGTGAAGCGCTTTTCGGTTGCAAAAATCCTCTGGGCCGAAGCAAACCCGCACGACCGTTCCGCCCAGGAGGGTGCAGCATATGAACGTGATGTTGTTTCCAGCTATCAGAAGCAATCGACACGAACCGCAAAAGGTTTGACGATTCCTGAAGACATCATCATGTCCAAGCCCCTTGATGGAACCGCGTTAGTTGAAAACGGACGCATGAAAAGAGATTGGAACACAACGAACGCAACTGGCGGGTATCTGATCGAAACCCAGCTTGTCAGTTTCATTGATCGCTTACGCCATTATCTTTTTCTGAATGACGTAGGAATCACGGAACTGCGGGGCTTGAATGGTCCGATCAATATCCCACGTTTGACAGCTTCTCAAACAGCCTACTGGGTCGCAGAGGGTTCGGATTTAACCGAGTCTCAAGGAACGTTGGACCAGGTTTCCTTAACTCCAAAAACCGTCGGCGCATATTCTCAGGTGACGCGGCGACTTTTGGAAGAAGCAAAAACGAACTACACCGTTGAAACGCTGATTATTGATGATATGGCAAAGCAGATTGCGGCCGCCATTCAGGACAAGGCGTTGAGTGGTGATGGTTCCTCGAATACGCCAACCGGACTTTATAATGCGTCGATCAGTACAAAAACTTGTAGTGATCAGAATGACCCGACCTGGGCGGAAGTTATCGGCACATGGTCAACGGTTGCAGGAAACCGTGCATTATCATTGCCGCGTGATGAGTTTGCCTGGGCCTGTCCTTCAGGCGTTGCGGGAAACATGATGGCAAAAACCAAGGATTCCGGTTCAGGAAAATTCGTATTGGAAGACAATATGAGAATCCTGAATTATCCGGTCCTTATTTCAGAACTTTGTTCCCAGTTGACCTTTGGTGCATGGCGACAACTTATTCTCGCTTATTGGTCGGGACTCGATTTGCTCACAGATCCTTTTACCGCAGGGAAATCAGGAACCGTGAACTTTTACGCCTTGCAGGACGTTGACGTTGGTGTACGTCTGCCGACGGCATTTTGTAAAACAACCACGTAATTTTGAGGGCGGAATGGTTTGGAATACCGAAACATTCCGCCCATCTACCAAGGGAAAAATGGATAAAACCATCAAAATTTTAAAACAGACGATCATCAGCAACGAGGTTGCAAAGGTTGGAACAATCCATACGCTTCCGGTGCAAATTGCTGAAATGCATGTAAGTTCAGGAAATGCGGAATTTGTTGAAGCTGATGCTACAAACCGGGCCGTTGGCGTCAAGGGTTCTGATTCAATGCCGAAGAAAAGAAAAGCCAAGCGGTGACAATCGAAACAGCAACCGATCTTGGGGATTTTTTCAAAACGGCAGACTTTGCGGTTGCGGCAACGTATACCGCAACAGGTGAAGACGCGGCGACGATAAATGTTTTATTTGATGCGCCTTTCAATTCCGTTCCCCTGGACACGGGTGAAAGAGACATTGAATCAAATACGCCGACCGCACTTTGCCAGACAAGCGATGTTTCAGCGGCCGCACATGGTGACGTGATCGTCATTAATTCGACCACGTATCACGTTGTTGGTGTTCAGGCGGATAGTGGATCCGGCTACCAGGGAACAACGCTTTTAGTATTGGAACAGCAATAGATGGCAAACCATTTACGCAGGCAAATCCGGGAGCGCATTGTAACGGACGTTACCGGACTAAGCACAACCGGATCGAATGTTTTTGAAGGGCGCGTTTATCCGGTCGAAGAATCGAAATTGCCTTGCTTGCTGGTTTACGATTCGGAGGAAGAAATTGATGCAGTCACCTTATCGCCGGCGGGAACACGGACCATGCTTGCACTCTTGACGGTTACGATTGAAGCCTATGCCCAGGGGGGTGATGGCGCGACGGTCCTGGACACGCTTGCAGGCATTCAGAAAGAGGTGCAGATTGCCATGGCGGGTGATGTTGATATCAACTCACTGGCCGGGGATTCCGTGCCAGTCAGCGCGGATATATCGCTATCCGGTGAAGGGGCAAAACCCAGCGGATCGAACCGGATAACATACCGAGTCCGATACGGATTCACCGAAAACGCGCCGGACGTCGCAACATTAGGGGCATGATGGAAATAGAACTAACAAAAAACACGGTTATTGAAGGCGAGCCATTTGAGGCGGGTTCGCTTGTAGATTTAACGCCTCAAATTGCGGAAAAACTGATCCGGCGGGGCTTTGCGGTTTTGCCTGATCAAAAGCCAAAAACCAAAAAAACGAAAGGTAAAAAATGGCATCACATACAGGAGTCGACGGAGTCCTCAAATACGACAGCAACGCAGTAGCGGAACTGACGTCCTGGACTCTCGACGTAAATCAGGAACCCGTCGAAAGCACGGCATTAGGACAATCATCCCGTTCGTTTAAACCGGGAATCATAACTTGGACTGGAAGCGCGGAATGCTTCTGGGATGAAACTGACACGGCACAATCCCAAATTGATACGGATATGTCGACGGTTACAACGAAAACGCTGGAGCTTTATCCGGAAGGGACGACTTCCGCCGATACCTATTTCAGCGGAACGGTCATCATTTCGTCGATATCGCGGAACTCTAGCGTAAACGGAATGATCACGGCAAGTTTCAGTTTTCAGGGAACCGGGGGACTGACTAAAACGACCGTCTGATGAGTGCAATTGAAAGTATCAAGGCTCATTATCGTTCAAAATTAGCAGGAGGGTTAGGTTCAGTCGATGTTCCAGAATGGGGAACAGAGACAGAACCTTTGCGGATCTGGTTCAAATCGGCAACAAATCCGAAAACCCAGGAAAAGCTTGCCAAACTATTTAATGAATCGAAACCAATCGAGGCTGCAGTTGAAGCATTGGTGATTCGAGCATTGAACGAGGACGGAACCGCAATGTTTGTTCCGGCAAATCGGCGCGAGTTGATGAATCATTGCGACGTCGATATTTTGATCAGAGTAATTGGCGAGATTAACAATTTCCAGCACGTTGACCAGGATGAAGTCCTGGGAAACTAAAGCAAGACCCGGATTTGTATTTCTATTTCCAACTCGCGGAGCATCTTCACCGAACCGTTGAAGATATCTTCGAGATGAGCGAAGCAGAGCTCCAGGGCTGGGTCGCGTATTTCAAAATCAAAGCCGAACGGCAAAAATAATGCCATCGACAACCATCCAAATTCGGGCCGAAGACAAAACCAAGGCCGCGTTTCGTCAGATCAATAGCCGAACAGAAAAGCTCAATAGATCGTTTCAGGGGCTTTCTACAAGTCTCGGAGGATTGAAAACCGCATTCGTCGGGATGGTCGGCGTTGGCGCACTAGGTAAATTTACGAAGGATATTCTGACACTCGGCGACCGTTTGCAAAAGGTTTCACTTCAGACCGGACTTGCGGTTGAAGAACTGGAAATCCTGCAATTCGCGGCGAGCCAGTCCGGTGTTGCGACTGATGCATTTAATACGGCCCTTCAAAAGTTTTCCCGGAATATCGGCGAAGCGGAGCAGGGAACCGCAGCGCAAAAGGAGGCGTTTGAATCCCTCGGAATTTCCATCACGGATTCAACGGGCGGGCTGAAAGACACCTCGGCGCTGTTTGCCGAAGTCGCGGAAGCAATATCCGGGGTCGAAGCTCCGGCAACCAAGGCGGCTACCGCAACGGATCTGTTTGGACGTGCCGGGATTGAACTTCTGCCGTTATTGAACACGGGAGCCGCTGGGATTTCCGGATATGCGGAAACTATCCGGGACGCTAACGGAATCATCGGGACCGATGCCGCCAATGCCTTTTCTGCATTCAATGACAAAGTCGACGTCCTGCAACGCTCATTCCGGGGGAAACTGGCGCCGGTCCTAACCGCAATTCTTCCGGC